AGTAAGTAATCCTATGATGTGGTCACGTACTCCTGCCGTTCCAAATCCGGTAATAACCTCACTTGTTAAAGTGGTGTTCGTTAAAGGAGTTACAACTTGCGAACCGCTTATGTTTGCTCTTAATGAGTTTGCAGAATAACCTAACTCTTCTGCAGTAATTGCATAAGAATTTTCTTCGCACTCATTGTTATTCAAATCCCAAGAAATCATTGCTTTCTGAGTAGTTGTATCTGTAGCATATTCTTTGAAAGAATCATACGTTTCTGTAGCCATTTCATAACCACGAATTATCGTATCTGTTTCTTTGTCCTTAATACCCCAAAGTGAACCACCTACATCTGTCAAGTAAAAGTCAACATCAGAACAACCAATCTTCTTTAATTCACGAAGTATTTGATGTACTGCATCTTTACCCCAGGTTTCAAATTTGAATGTTCTTACACCTCCTACTCCGTTTATTTTGTACTTTCTAGTACTTGGAGCAGTTTCATAAACAGTATCCGTTCTTTCAAAAGTGATATTCTCACATCTTGGGAAAGGATAAATTCTGTTTAACAAAGCCGTTGAACTTAAAATTAATGCCTTAATATCTGCTCCTAATGTTGCAGAAGTTAGGTCTATACTGTTTCTCGTTACACCATCTGCCTTATATCTTGGCACTATGATTGGAAAGGCGAGAGCCTTCATTTCTATTACGCAATCCGGTCTGCCTAAATTTGGCATTGTTGGATTACCGCATGAACATATAATTGAACTCATTTTTTCTATTTTTTTTTTAATTAATAATTAGCAACATATACTCGTATCATATATTTCTAAGGTCAAGGAAAGGTCTATTCCGCTTAAATCTTCGTTTATAATTGTTTTGTCACTCCCTTTATTGGTCAATTCAACCCCAAATCTAGGTCTAGGGCTTCTTCTAAAGCCGTTTAACCGCTTAAAGGTGTAATCATTCTCTATGACATTAATAAATGCCTTAGAAAGGTTCTCCATCGGTTTTATAACTAGATTGTTGTGATTGTCATTTGTCCACTTCGGAGTATCTGCCCAATCCATAAAGAATAATCTTGCGCTATAACTAGCCAATAAAGACGAATCTAATGGAAGGTTTTCATACTCATAGGAAACTAACAACCAAATAAAAGGTGTTTTATTCATAGTCCTTTGGCTCACTACTAAATACTCGTTATTAGTACTTGAAGGTGTTCCGTGAAGGAATAGAATAGACGGTGCAATTACACTACTGCCGTTAAATGGAATATCGTGATTATAAGGCTCTACTTCAATCCATTCGTTGAATGAAAAATTAATAACCTTATACTCATTTCCATAGACATCTTTTACAATTTTACCAATGGTAATATGCATAGTTGTGCATAGATAAACTTTCGTTCCAACAATAGATTTCACTGGTATTGTTAAGTCAATACTGTTAATTATGTTTCTTACTATGTCAACTAAGTTACTTTCCATTAATATATACTTGCAAAATTCAACTTCACTCCTTTATATTCCGGATATGTAGCACTATCATAGGTCTTCATATAATACTGTATTGTGTGAAAATTATCTACTCCTTCGTTATAACGTGATGTAACATCGTGTTGGATTGCGCTAACGCTTTCCGAGTTCTCTCCTATAACTCTTTCAAGTCCTACAGTAGATGAACGTGTAACAACATCTCTCAGAAACAAGTAATAAACGAAATCTTTTAACATCTCCTTCATTCCTTCTGACTGCAACATTACGCTTTCATTTTGGAATACAAATTTCTCATATACAACTACAAATCTTGCAGCAGTAGGAACTCCAATAGGTACGGAGTTCCAATCTGCTACAAATAAATCGTATAATTCCTTACCAAATAACTTGGGCAAATACTCGTTTTCGACTGTATTAATATACTCACCCAATCCAACTTCTTGAATCGGATTTAATGCAATCCTGGTTCTGCCGGCTTCAAAGTCACTTATGTTTAAAATCATACCCATATCCTAACCTTTTTTATATTTACTTATATGTTACCGCTTGATTCTTCACGCAGGCTTTAGCGGTTGTTTCGTGCATTACGATAACATCCCCTTTTTTGTACGTTCCAAACTTCGCTAATTTCACAACAACCTCTACCATTCCGTTTACAGACATCTTTGCATTTTTCTCCTCAGTTACCTTTTTAGTAGATACTGATTTGGTAGTTATTGTTGCTGCGCTTGATGCTATTTCTGTTTTCTTCTTTGCCATAGTACTTATACTTTAGTTATTGCAGTCTTGATTGTAGCAATATCGTCATATATAAATGCCTGCTCATCTAACTTCTTAACGTATGCGTGGAATCTAGATTCCCCAACAATCGTGAATTTGTTAGTAATGAATTGGTCATTTATAAATCCTATTCTCACAGTATAACCTACATAATTAGAAACATTGTACTTAGACATATCTGCAACAAATATTTTTCCTGCAGGAATATCTTCCATTGGTAAAATTGTTACTCCACCTATTGCAACTCTGTTAAATAGTGATGCACTTGGGTATAATGGAAGTCCTTGTAAATCTTTAGCAGAAACTAACTCTGTGAAAAAATCTACCGGATTTATCATTACGATATTCGCTAAATAGTTCATCTCATCTTGGTAGTTGTGAGTTGTCCAAATATCAGTTATACAAGCATTCACAACATCCATAAAGTTGGTGTTAGTGACAGTCAAAGCCATTGCACCTGCTGAAAATACTCTACCGTATAATGTTGCTCCTTTACATTGTGGTGCAACTCCCGTTCCAAATAACAAGCCATTCTGACGTTTAAGGTCGTGCTTCGCTCTTAGGAAGTTCGTAGCAATAGACTGCAAATTTGGTATATCCTTAACACTTTCTTCTGTTAAGATTTCGTGTGCAGCAATTTTGCAGGGCTCTGCATAACGTGTTTCAACTTTGAAGTCAATCTGTGGCTTCGTTCCTCCTTCTGCTACAAAAGTAAAATCACCATCTTTCGGAGTGGTTTCAGTATATGCGTAAACTGCTTGATTAGTGTTAAAAGAATTAACTACCTGGTCAACAATTACATTTCTGAAATTCACATTAGAAGGAGGTGCAGTTTGAACTCCAATAAGTGCAGGAACTCCATCCGGATTAGTTGCTGAACCGGTTGTAATATCTCCTACTGCTTTCACTTCCATCTCTACAAATCCGTGACCTGCATTTTTGATTGCATTGATTTTCTCAATGTTATCAGATATGAAAGATTTGATTTGAGATGTTGCATTTTGCATAACCTGAGAACCTGCTCCTTTCATATTATCAAGCAATTTAGTAATTGCCAAACCTTGTTTAGAAACCGCTTCTGTTAAGGCTTTGTTTTCTCTGCTTCGAACTACTTCTAGTTCTTTCTTCATTTCAGAAATTTCTTCTTTAGAAACTTTCGTGTTCACATCCTCCTCAATAGATTTGATGTAGGCTTCTTGCCCTAGTGTGTGCTCTTTTAATAGAGCAACTTTTTCATCTGCTGACTTTGCTTCAAATACTTCGTTAGAAATATCTTTATTCTCAATGAATAATGCAAATGTCATAAATTTTAATGCTTTTGACATCGGTATAATTTAATAATTAATAATAGTGGACAGAACTTTGGCTCTGCTCCGTGTTTTGGTTATTAAGAGTGGTTTTATCCGGCTCTTGCAAATGAGTGCTTTTAAGCGACTCAATATCTTCTGTGGATATAGTAGGTGTTAATTCATTTGAACCCTCTAATACCGCACTTATTTCAATTAATTTGGCTTCTTTTACTGCCCAAAAGAAACCTTCTTTCTCTGCTTTGTCTTTATTGCCGAGTTTCCCTATAATGTCATTCCAGGTTTTAAACTCTTCTTCGTACTCTGAATCATTTATGGCTAAGTCCATTTTGACGTAGTACATTCCAACTGAATGTTGGTCTATTGCTCCCGTTTTATACTCAGCGAATATTTGGTTATTCATAGACTTTTTGATGTTTGAATCCATCATTAAGGCAATAGTACTACCTGCCTTGTCTACTCCTAAGTCTGCCCATTTAACCTCCTTCTCGTAAACCTTTGTCGGTGTACCTACCTTTGCAGTCAGTTTGTATTCGTGGTCGTGCAAATGCCATATCTTTCCTGCTCTTTCTCCTATAGATTTTCCAAATGTTGAACCTACGTGAACATCACCGTGAGAGTCTAACCAGTTATACGTATTACCTACAATAGTTCTTTTTATAACGCTATCCGTATCACCTTCACTTGATGTACTCAAAGCCTTAACCAAACTCTTTTGATGTTGTATTAGTTCCGGAGTGAAGACATTCATCTTTTTAGATGCCTTCTTCATTTCACGAATCTCATTCTTGTTAGAATGCAAATATTGAAATAACTCTTTTTTTGTTGGAAATTCTAAACTCATTTCTTTACGGGTATTTTAGCCTTAACTATTTTCTCTTTAACCTCTCTTAGTTCCTTAACCTGCTCTTTTGTGAGTTTGTTTTTAGCTTCCTTCATTGTTCATATTTGTTAAATTAACATTTGATTGACCAGCTAACTCATCTCCTCCTTCTTCTAAATCATCCAAACCAACTAAATCTCTAACCTCATCCCTTGTCATACTCTCCATTATTTTAGTGGATACGTTTGTTTGAGCATTATTTAAAGACTGTGCAACTTCGTTTGTAGATGCCTTAATTTCTTCAATAGATGTAAGGTCTACAGTAATTTTTTCGTCAATTCCTAACTGCTTAGAAAGCCATCTAGATAGTTCTTTGTCTACCTTGTTAGCTAATGGAATGTAAACGTCTGTATATGCCGTTCTTTTGGCAGTTTCTACGTTGTTGTATGTGCTGCTTTGAGTATCGTTAAACAATACGCTTGGCATTCCATAAACTCCGCACAATAGCCTTAATGAAGATAAAATACCATCTAACAATTTAAGGTCTGTCGGTGACATTCCCGTTTGCAGGTATCTTAGCTTACTTGTACTGACGTTAATTTTATTGTAGTTTTCTGCTCCTGCAGCACTTGAATCAAACTGATTTTGTAGTTTCTTTCTTTCCGGTTCAAGCATTGGAGTATCTGAATCCGTAGTTAAAATACCTACAATCCCTCTGCTTTTAAAGATAGATGCATCTGCTTTTAACTTCTCCATTGAAGATGCCACAACTATCCAAGCCGCCTGCAATGGTGAAAGACCGTATTTTCCACCAACTTCTGTTACATTCACTACATTGGAAGTCTTGATGTGTAGAATATCTTCAACATCATAACGAACTATAGTGCCATTAGGCAAAGTGTATTGATAATATAAAATTAAATTTGTGGTTTCGCTGCACTCTATTTCTGTTCTTTGAGTCATTAAAACTTCTAACTCAACCCCTAAACCACCTTCACCTCTTATAATTCGAATGAAACAATTACCGGTTAACAGTAATAACTCATTTATCTTCTCCCTAAACTCAATCTCATC